TTGTTCATGTCCTCGTTGACGAAGCGGAAGTGCGGGAGGGGGAACAGGGCGGTGTCCGGCAACTTGCGGGCCTTGGCGCTGGCGCGCAGCTCGGCTTCGCTCGCGTCGATGACGCGGCCCTTCTCGCTGTGGCCGTGGTGGTTGTAGCAGTCGTTGAAAGCGACGATCTTGTACATGCGTTTCTCCTTGCGGCAGGGTCCGGGGAGGCGGCCGCGGCGTCAGGCCGCCTCCCCGGTTTACTGCGTCCGGCTTACTCCACGCCCGCGCCGGAGCGCAGGGTCTGACCGACCAACTCGGGGTCGGTGGTGAGGAAGGCGTCCACGGAACCGGCGTTGAAGTTCTCGCCGCCGGCCACGACGTACGACAGCCCCAGGTAGCGGCGGGAGCCGCGGGGCATGCGCACTTTCCAGATGACGGCGCCCGCCGTCAGCGCCGCCACCGCGCGCACCGGCGAGATGTCCAGGTCGTAGACCGTGCCGGTGAGGACGTTGTTGCCGTCCACGGCGTCCGCGGTCTGGACCTTGACCTGCAAGGTCGCCACGTGCGTCGCGGAGTCCAGGGACACCTTGGAGCGCACGACGAGCCACAGCTGCTCGTACGCGTCGCCCTTGGCGCCCTGGTCGATGGTGAGGAGCGAAACCGCCGAGGCGGTGATGGCCTGGGCGCTGCTGAACTTGTTCTGGATGTCGAGGTAGGTCATGGTGATTTCTGGCTCCTTGCCTTAGGGCACCGGGCGGATCACGGCGTAGTTGATGACCGCGCCGCCCGTTCCGGGGTTCTGGTTGACCGCGATGTTGAACTTCGTCGCGGCGGTGATGACGACGGCGGTGACGAAAGTCCCCGCCGTAGCCCCCTGCGTGGCCACGGTGGCCACCACGATGTCGCCCGCCGCCACTCCGGCGTCGGTGACGTCGATGCTCGTGCTGCCGCTCAGCACGGTCGCCTGGCCCACCTTGCGGGGGACCCCGGCGCACTGGCCGAACACGGCCTGCAGGTACTTCCTGAGATCCTGCGACGGATTCAGGAAGTTCAGATTCACGGCTCCCAGCTTCAGGGCCATGGTCTTAGCTCACCTGCGCTTCGGTGTTGAGAAGCGCGTCCACGCGGCGGACCGGGATGCCGAGAAGCCGGGTGATGGGCTCCCCGTTCTCCACTTCCTCGTCGATCTTCACCAGGGCGTTGCTCTTGTTCATCGCCTGGATGTCCAGCCCGGACTTGATCGCGCGGTTGCAGTACCACGCGACGCGGCCTTCGCTCATGTTCCAGATGCGGTTCGTCGCCACGATGGCCTGCTTGATCAGGTTCGCGGAGCTGTCGTTGAGCGAGCCCGCGGTGGCCATCGCCGTGGTGTCGATGTTGGCGATGCGGACCGCCTGGCGCCAGTCGCGCACGGCCAGGCCCATGCGGGCCTTGTACTGGTCGATCCACGCCCAGAACTGCGCGCCCGTGCCCTGGCCGTCGTTGACCAGGAAGCGGCCCTTGTCCTCGTGCGCGATGCCGGCCTTCGTCCCCTTCGGGAAGAAGGTGTGGATGCCGTTCTCGCCCCACGCCACCAGCCACAGGCTGGTGTTGTTGCCGTTGGCGGGCGTGCCGTACAGGCCGCCCTCCGAGGCGTCGATCACGTTGTAGCCGGAGTCCGGCTTCGACGCGTCGGGGTTCACCAGCGACTGGTCCGCGTTGAAGTTGGCGTTCAGCGCGGAGTAGAAGGTGGACAGCCCGGTGAAGCGCTCCGGGTTGACGCGGGTGTCGCCGTACAGCAGCGTCGAGGCCAGCGTCTGCGCGATGGACTCGATGAACGGCGCGTTCTCGGACAGGCGGAAGGCCATGCCGTCCGACTGGATCTCCACCAGTTCCTCGTCCACCTGACCCATGGCCTCGAGGAGGCCGGCCGTCAGGGTGATCTGGTGCGCGGTGGACTTGCTGGGGATGACGCCCTGGTTGATCTGGCGCCACGCGACCGAGGGCAGACCGTCGCGCACGGTCGTGACGTGACCGGTGGCGAGGTTGCCTTCCACGGACACGGCGTCCGTGAGCATGTGGTTCACGCGGTTCATCATCTCGACGATCCGCGCGATCTTGCCGTCCTCGGTCCGCTTCGCGCGGTCGAGGAGCGTGAGGTTCGTGTTTCCGACGATAGTGCTGGCCATTGGGCTTTAGCCCTCCTTGTCGATCATTTCTTCAGGTGAGCCATCGTCTTGTCGTAGCCGAACAGCTCGGCGTCGGTCTTCGGGGACTCTTTGCCCGAGCCTTCGACGAACTTGTCCTCTGAGATGGCTTTCCCGACGGCGTGGGCGAACTTCAACACGGCCGGGTGGTTGCCCAATCCCGACTCGTTGAGGACCTTCTTCAGGTCCGGCGGCCCGAAACGCTCGATCGCTTTGGAGGCGACCGCGAGGTCCGATTCGAACGTGTTGCCGAAGGCCTTTTTGCTCTCTTCGAGCCAGCTGGTCTTGAGCTCGTCGAACGAACGGATGCTCGCTTCGCGGTCCTGCGCGACGATCTTCGTATAGAAGTCCAGTCCTTCCTGCGCGGCTTCCTGCGGGAGGTTCAGCTTCTTGGCGAGCGCCGTGAACGCGTCCATGGCGGGCGCTTCGAGTTTCATGCCCTCCGGCAGTTTGAAGTCCTGGTACTTTTCCGGTGCGCCTTGCGGCTGGTCCTTCGCGGCGCCTTCCGGCTTGGCGCCGTCCTTCCCCGTTTCCGGGGCGGGAGCGGTGGTGGTGGCGGCCGCCGCGGCGGCGGCGGGATCTCCGCCCAACAGAGTGCCCGCGTCCTTGGCGGGCGCGGCGGGGGCGGCAGGGGTGGCCGCGGCGGCGGGCGCCGGTGTGGCGGGAGCGGCGCCGCCGGCGGGGGCCGGAGCGGCAGCGGCGGGAGCGGGTGCGGCGGGAGCGGCGGGGGCGGCGTTGCTCATTGAGCCTCCAATTCCTTCTTCTTGTCCTTCAGCCAATTCGCGTCGGTGGTGTCCTGGGAGACGGCCTCGCGCTGCATCTGCGCGAAGGCGTCCGTGCTTGCTGCCATGATGTCGCCCAGGATCCCGTTGCCGACCTTGCGCTGGCCTTCGTTGAAAGAGGTGAGGTGCGGGGACTGCGGGTCGAAGGAACTTGTGAAGGTCCCGGCCTGCGTCATCACGCGCCAGCAGAAGCGCCGCATGCGCGGGCCCAGTTCCGGGTGGCGCAGCAGGGCCAACAGGTCCTGGATGTCGCGCTCCCGGCGCTTGGCGGCGCGCTCCTCCAACTGGCGGTTCAGCTCGGCCTGGTCTATCACGCCACGCCTCCCGGGGGCGGTGTTCCGTTGCCCAGCAGGCTGGCCAGGGCGGTCCCGCCGCCCAGCTTGGTGTCCGCCATGACCTTGGCCGTGGACGCGGCGGCCTGCGCGTTTTGCGCGGCGGCGGCCGTCTGCTGCTGCTTGGCGCGCGCGGCGCGCATGGCGGCCATGGAAGCCATTGACGCCAGGATCTTCGCCGGCAGGCCGATGCGCTCCGCGTACACGCGCACTTCCTCGTCGAAGTCCACGTTGTCTAGCACCTCGGGCTTGGCCGCGGCCAAGTTGCCCACGAAGCGGTTGAACTGCTCCAGGACCGCCGTCTCGGACATCTGCTGGGCCTGGGCCAGCATGGAGATGTACTTGATCTGCAGCTGACGCCCGGCGATGGACGGCGGCGGAGGCGGCAGCGCCTTGGAGCGGACCAGGATCTTGAAGGTGCGCTCGATGGCCGGGCGGTGCATCTCGTTGGTGAGTCGGTGGATGATGGGCCCCAGCATCAGAAGCTTCTCGCCCTGGCGCTGCATGACCTCCTCGGCCGTCATGTCGCGCCCGGCGTTGGCGATCATCAGGAAGAAGTCCGCGAAGAACCCGTCGCCGATCTTCTTGGTCAGCCGGTCCATGGCGCGCTCGATGGCGGGCAGGTCCGGGTTGATCTGGTAAGCCGCCTTCACCCCGCCCTGCGCCTGCGACGACGCGCGCGTGAGCCCGCCGGGGAGCGTGTTGACCACCACGCCGGCGTCCGCCACCATGGGCGGGTCCACCACCTTGTCCACGGCCTCCAGGTACTTCTTGACCAGCTTGTAGAGCGTCTTCACGTCGCCCAGCACGTCCCAGCCCGGTCCGTTGCCGTACACATCGGCCGTGGTGGTGAAGTCCCAGCGCGAGGCGATGACGGGGAACTCTTCGAAGCCGCTGACGAGGAGCGCGCGCGTGTTGCCGTCCACGTTCGCCTCCCAATAGATGGACCGAAAGTCCATGTTCTGCGCGTCGCGCAGGCCCGGGATGCGGTCGTCGTTCTCCTCGATCAGGTGGTAGACCAGGTGCCAGGTGTCCAGGATGTTGGAGTTGTACTCGGACTGCACATTCGCGGAGCAGTTGTCGTAGCCGAACTGCTTGATGAGCTGTCCGCCCGTCATCCAGAACTGGCGCGCGAACGCGTTGACCACGCCCTCCGCGGAGCGGCCCAGGAAGTATTCGCCCGCCGTGAAGGTGCGCGGACGGACCACCGTCTTCGCGTTCTCCAACAGGATGAACGCATTGACGCCGAAGCCGGCCACTTCCTCGTAGCCGGAGTAGAACGCGGAGTAGATGTCCGACTCCTGGAAGGCGCGGTGCGTCTTCTTCGTGGCGTTCTCCAGCCACGCCTTCGCGTCGTCCTCCTTCATGGCCTCGGGGTCGTCGATCTCCAGGCGGAACCACAGCTTGGACGGGTCGCTCAGACCGCTCATCAGGCCCGACGCCAGCGTGCGCAGGTGGTTGCGCGGCGCGCTGTCCATGATGCGCTTGTGGTCGATGCGCGTGCCCCAGTTGGGCATCTGCCCTTCGAAGAAGCCGCGCTTGGGCATCAGGTACAGGCTGATCTCGCGCAGGATGGGGTACCACTTGGACAGCGCCTCGGTCCTCAGCGCGGCCCAGCGCTGGCTGACGGCGGACATCTTGCTGCCCAGGTCGAACTGCGGCTTTCCCGCGGCGCGCTTGTCCTTGTCGCCCGTGCCGGAGCCCTCGCCGTAGCTGGGCTGGTTCGAGTCGGGGATGCCCGCGTTGACATCCATGGTCTATTGCCCCAACTTCGTCTTCAGCGTGGGCGCGGCGGTGATGGGCGCCGCGCCGCCGTACTTCATGGTGGCCGCGATGCCCATGCGCAGGCTGTTGAGCTGCCTGTTCTTCGTCGCCTGGAAGTTGTCCGGCTGGACCACCTGCGGCTGCAGCTTGATCTGGTTGAGCAGGTCGGCCTGCGCCTGGTTCTGCTTGGCCGCGGCTTCCGAGGCGGCGTTGGCGGCGTTCTGCGGAGCAGTGGCCACTCCCTGCGCGGTACGCGCGGCGACGGCGGTGCCGTAGCTGAGTGCGGAGGCGGGGTTGGTCAGCGCCATCACGCCGGCGGCGTCGCGCGCGGTCTTCCCGACCGCGCCGGGAGCCTCGGACAGACCGAAGGTCGTCACGGCCGTGGCCACGCGTGCCAGGGTGCCCAGCGTCCCGCCGCCCCCGCCGCCCATCAGCGGGCCTCCGAAAACAGACGAGCCCGCCCGGGATCTCCCCAGGTCGGGCTCGGGTACGACGCGCTCTCTGCGTGCGAGGCGAGGCGCAAATCGGTTGTCGGCCGCATGGTTTCCCGCGGCTCGCCTCGCGCATCCAGTGTATCAGCGCAAGGGCATCATCCGATTTGCCGAATTTTGCTTTTTCTTGTCTTCTGCTTCCGGAGGGGGATTACAGCTCGGGGTCGTAGCCGTGCGGCCGGGAGAACTCCGCGCGCGCGCCGGCGCCGCGGCCAGCGCGCAGCTTCGTCTGCACGTTGAACGCGAAGGACAGCGCCAGCGCGTCGGCTCGGCCGGGGGAGAACCCCACGCGCTTCTTGATGTCAGACTTCTTCTCCAGCTGAACCTTCCCGTCCTCGCGCCCCACGATCTCCGGCGCGGCCAGCTCCGTGCACAGTTGCTCATCGTCCGGGATGCAGCCGCCGGCGCGCAGCCAGTCGCGCGCGCGGCTCCACATCTCCGCGCGCTTGTTGACGAACTGGTTTGCGTCCTCCGCCTCGCCGCCGAAGGGGACCAAAGTCCAGACGCGGTTCCAGCCCTTGCCGATGGAGTAGACGCCCGTCCCATACCCCTTGTCGATGAACACCGCGTCGGCCTTCTCCTCGTCTTCGAAGCGCGCCAGCGCCTGGGCAATCACCAGGTCGTTGTCGTTCTTGGCCAGCACGGCGAGCTGGCGGTACGCCAGGCCCTGCCGGATGCCCATGACGATCTCGTCGCCGCCGTCCCACGCGTTGTCCAGCGTCAGGATCTTCGGCGCGAAGCTGTACGCCGCCTCGTTGACGTGGCGCCCGCGCGCGGCCTCGATGATGTCCGCGCCGATGAACTGCCGGTCGCCCAGCTTCGGGAACACGCCCCGCACGCGCACGCGGAAGAAGTCGCTGTTCTCGCCGTAGCGCTCCAGCCATTCCTGGATCTGGTCCTTGTTCGTCATCCGGCAGGTGCGCGAGTCAATCTGGTCGTGCTCCCAGATGTCGCGGTCCGCGTTGAAGCACGCGTGGAAGTGCCCCGTGTTGCGCGTGGGGTTTCCGAACTTCAGCCAGATGATCTCCGTCTCCTTGTCCGTCAGCGCGCCCTCGGTCACTTCGGAGATGGCGTCGGCAATCGCGCTGGCCTCGTCGAAGATGACCACGATGCGCTTGCCCGCGTTGTGCAGGCCGGCGAACGCCTCCGGCTTGGTGATGTTCCAGGGGATGGCGTCGAACCGCCAGGTCTTCTCATGCGCCGGGTCCGCGGAGTACAGCGCCGTCGCCGTGAAATGGAACCAGTGCGAGGTGATGGCCAGCCGGTGCCACTTACCGATCTCGGGCCAGGTCTTCGTCATCAGCTGCGTGTCCGTGTTCGCCGTCACGATCCCGCGCGTGTCCTCCATGGTGTCCAGGGACCACTTCACCAACCACGCCACCATGGCCGACTTCCCGATGCCGTGCCCCGACGAGCGCGCCATGCGGATGGCCTTGCCCACGAACCGCCACACGCCCTGCGCCGACTTGATGCGCCCGTCCCGCAGCCGCTCCCCCAGCTTCTTCAGCAGCTTGACCTGCCACTCGTCCGGCCCCGGGTTGGGGTTCTCCGGCGTCGGCCCCAACTCACCTTCGCCCCATGGGAACGCGTACAGCACATAGCCCAGCGGGTCGTGACGGAAGCCCACCATGGCCTCCACCAACTGCTCCTCGAGCTCGGGATCCGAAGGCGCGCCGTCCGCCGCGCGCGTCATGCTCCGGGTCAGGCGGTCGTCTTTCACGGGTTGTAGGGGACCTCAAACAGCCCCAGCTTTCCCTTCACCGGGAATGAGTTGATGCGCACGGCACTCTTCAGAACCCACGCGAACAGCCCCGGCAAGCAAGGGCATTGGGCCGCAGCTTCGTCTTCCGCCGTCATGGGGCGCACGTCCACTAGTTGCGCCACGGCGATGGCCCGGCCGCGCTCGTTCATCGTCTTGGAGCTATGGTACGGGCTGCCGACGCTGCCCATGCCTTCCCAGTCCATCGCTTTCGAAACGCATACGAGGACGGGGCCGCGGTAGCTGGTCTTCCAACTCCGCGTTTCGATGGTCTTGACGCCCTCGGCAATCCGCGCCGCCCACGGCTGCTTAATGCTCAGGGCTTTCATCAACGCTCCTGATTCTCATTCCCGCTGCGCGCTCGGATGAACTTCGCAATCCTCACGATTCCAGCGATGGCCATGACGATCACCGCGACCAGCACAGTCTCACGCGCGTCCTTCATCATTTCGTGCATCATGGGCGTTCCCCCCGAGACGGCGCATCATCGCCGCCATTGAATCGCGATGACGGGGGCGTCGGTAGGTCCCCTCCATGCGCTCCATCGTTTCGATCTTCCGCGCCTGGCACTTGTCGCACAGGCTGTGGCCGTCGCAGCAGTAGCTCATGCCCGGTCCCCATCTCGGGGAACGCGCAGCAGGCACTCCAGGTCTTCTACGGCTTGGACCAGTAGAATCGTCCAGTTCCCTTGTTCGCGCCCATGCTTCAGCTTGCGTTCATTTTTGCGTCGGATTATCTTCTTGATGGCGTTATCAATTCTGTCCCGCTCCGAGGGACCGTCCTGTTTCGGGGTGTGATGATCACAGGGGAACAAGATGTCCCCGCGCTCATGGGACTCAGGGTCAGGGCACGGCTTCTTAGCGGATGCGTTATTCTCGGGCGTGGTCTTCAAGGCGCCACCTCCACCGGATTCGACTGGATGGAATACGTCGTCGAAGACACGCGCGCCATCTGGATGGCGCCCAGATGACCCCTGAACGGGCCGTCGTAGAACCACTGAATCCGCCAGACCTGCTTGCCCTCCTCCAGCGCCAGTTCCGCGCGTTCCTTCGACAGCGCGAAGTGGACATCCTGCATCGCCGGGCAGGAGCAGCCGTGCGTAGTATCTACGACGATGTTGGCATGGTTTATGTTGTACCCCGCGTTAACGCTTCCGATTTGGAATCCGCTAGGGCACGACAGTGACACGACCATCGAAACGATCAGGTACAGGCTGTTCAATCAATCCCCCGAGTCCATCTGATACCCGAACTTCACCCCGCACACCGCCTGCATCGTCACGGTGTGGAGCGAGCCGCGCGCGTGGTCGTCTTCCTGGTAGGCGAAGTGCGAGCGCTCGCCGGGCGTCAGCGGGCCGCCGACGCGGTCCCAGCGGCGCTTGTGCAGCTCGGTGCGCAGCATCTCTGGGACCAGGCTCAGGCACGCCTCGCAAGCGTCCGCCGGAGCGTCGGCCAGCGCCCAGACGCCCGCCAGGTTATTGCTGATCATGCTGACGGCGTGGCGCACGCCGCGGGCCGTGCAGGTGTCCACGCTCTTGCCGTGCTTGCCCTTCTCCGGATCCGGGAAGATGGTCACGGGGAAGTAGCTGGCCACGCGCGCCACGGCGTCGTTCGACTTCGTGCGCACCAGCTCGGCGCGCTTCTCCAGGCGCGTCAGCTCGCGCTCCAGCACGGCCAGCGCCTGGTCCGTCCCGCCCTGACGGTGCGCCACCGACCGGGCGATGCGGCGGGCCGTCTCCAGCGTCACGGCGTCACGATTGTCGGGCATCAGTGCTTTCTCCGTTTCTCCACCAATCGACGGCCCTTGGCCGTCAGCTCCAGGTCCAGCGGCATGTCCGGACAGACGCCATTGACCAGGTGCGAGAACAGCACCTTCAGCTTCATGGCTCGGCCACAGTGAGCGCACCATCCCACGTTCGCAACATTGCCTTTCACGCGACCTCCAGCACGACGCTCTTCATCTTGAACGAATCCCGCACCAGCACCGCCCGGCAGTACCCGCACCGCGCGGTCCACTGGCGCCGGCGCGCGTCCCAACGCCAGGCGCTTGGAGCGTGCGTGGCGCGGCTCACCTTGCAGTCGTTCATTCGAACGCCTCGATGATGGCTTCCATCGTCTCGAAGTCTTCGGCGCCGGCGACGATGCGCTCCACCGCGTCCATGTCCGCGATGACCGTGCGCTTCAGCATGGCGCGCACCAGTCGCTTCACCTGGCCTTTGGTTGGGCGTCTCATGCCGGCACCGCCGCGAGCTTGTCCTCGGCGCGCGTGCAGATGACCACTTCCACGGGAGAACGCATGAACACCTTGTCGATGATGCCGGACACGATGGCCCAGTTGCCGCCGGCGATGCCGCAGCCCAGCCTGTACGGCAGTCCCAGCTTCGCCGGGCGGTCGGCTTTCTGCTGCTCAGCCGCCAACTGCTTCTCCAGCGCGCTCAGTGCGTGCTCCATCGCGTGATAGTTGGTTCCGCCCTTCCCGTTCTGCGTGTACAGGTTCACGATGACAGGCCGCTTCGTCTTCCGGTCTCCCCACGCCATGCTGTACGAGCCCTGCTTCTCGATGGCCCCGTACTGCGTCCTCTTGTCAGCGCGCACGACGCTGGGGTACTTGTCGGCGATCTGCGCCGCCAGGCCAGCGCCGAAGGTGTGGTACAGGTTCGCCTGGTGTGCAATGTGCGTCAGGTCGTTCTGCTCCAGCAGGTCACCCGTTCGTTCGGAAATCATCTACGCGGCCTCCACGAACACGCCGCCTTGCAGCTTGTACTCCACGTCGGCCTTGATGCCGTCCTGGCCGACCTTGGCCACCTTCACGTTGACGGGGACATACCTGTCGCCCTGCACGACCCACTCCGCCAGCACGATCCAGGAGCCGTCCTTGGCCTTGGCGGTGTTGTGGATGCCGATGCCGGCGACGACGCTATTGAGACCCGACGCGGCGAGCTTGGACCCGTCGCCCGACGCGGCGAGCTTGGACCCGTCGCCCGACGCGGCGAGCTTGGACCCGTAGCCCGACGCGGCGAGCTGGGACCCGTAGCCCGACGCGGCGAGCTGGGACCCGTCGCCCGACGCGGCGAGCTGGGACCCGTCGCCCGACGCGGCGAGCTTGGACCCGTAGCCCGACGCGGCGAGCTGGGACCCGTCGCCCGACGCGGCGAGCTGGGACCCGTCGCCCGACGCGGCGAGCTG